CGCGTGGTTCGCTATGATGTCTCGACCGCTTTCGATATCCCCGAAGCCGCGTTTCCAGAACTGGACTGGGTGTCATAATGAGCCGCACAACGAAACTCCTGATCTTCATCGTCGTCTGCTACTTCATCGTCGGCACGCTCGAGCGTAACGACTATGATTCGCTCGACAACGTTCCGGCGATTGAGTTCGAACTCCCGAACGACTACAACGGACCGGGCGAAGATCAACTCGCCGCTCCGGTAATCCGGTCCTAGCCTCACTCTCTACCCCTCACTAAACCCTAGCCCTAACCGGCTAGGGTCTTTTTATTGTTCGTTTGCTTTGTAACACAAAGTACTTTACTACCGGACGCCCGACTCAAAGCGTGCAACGCGACGATAATGGAAACGCAGTAGCATTAACTACTGATAATGAGAACGCACTATTGGTAATACTATTATCGCTAACGCTAAACCGTTATCGATAAGGTTAGTAATAACAGTAACAACAACTTAATTACTTACTTAGTAAGTTAAACTTACAACTTACTTAATAGTACTTAGTAAGTAGTACTTACCCACAAACGGGGGTAACCGACCCCGAGTTACTTTTGACTTAGTAAGTGAGAAAGCCCACCCCGATAGCCGAAGGCAGGGGTGGTACTGCCAAGCCCTTCCGCAGAAATATTGGAAATTTTCCAAAACAAACCGGGGGTGGGTGTTTAGGAGATTGGTTATTTTGGTTTTCGTTTTCAAAATTTTGGTGGCCCGGTGCAGGGGTTTTTAGCGTTTAAACGTTATCAAAACGGCCCGGCTCAAAATACGGAAAGCAAAGTTAGTGAAAAGTACCGGGAGTAGAATTATTATTAAAACAAAGTGTGGTAATACCATTACCTTGCGTTTTAGTAATTTTGTTTTTTACGCTAAAACTCGCCCGAGCACTAAGAACCCTCGCCGCTAACTACTTTGTTTTCAGTATTTTGCATCGGGCTTGAGAGAGAAGTGAAAATAACTAACTTTGCGTTTTATTTACTTTGTTTTCAACGTTTTGCATCGGGCGAGTTAATTAATCCGTACAAATAAACTTACCTTCTGTGTTATTAACATAATCTTTTAAATCATCCTCGGGTTTAATTTCATTTAATATTTCTACAACATTAACGTGTTTCCAGAATAGTTTAGAATTCTTTAATAATTCATCTAGAAATATTTCATTACCAACAAAAAATAACCTATCTTCTTCCCGTGACGTATCAGTACGCCGAACTTTCATATGAACCGCTACCATGCTCGAACTCATAATATCAACTTACGCAGTCATTGTCAACAACTTTGTTATCATGAAATCATGCCCGGACAACAAGACGTAAGACCATTTTCAAACGAGCCCGATATTTCCATGGAACAGTTGTTAAATCTACTAACCTCCGGCCCGTCGTTAGAACAAAAACGTCTTCAGCAATCGTTGCAAACGTTAAACAAACCCGGCAGTACAGAATCAATTGACCAAACGTTACCGCTAGAACAACTAAATAATTTAATTCAATTATTCAAACAAGACGAAAATAACCGCGAACCAGCAAAATACCTACCCGCAACTGCCCGCGATAAAGCCCAACATGGTGGAAGTTTGTCAATACAACCCTTCGACGACAAACCCCGTATGGCACTAGGAACACGAATTGCTGGAAACGAAGTCGCAACTACTTACGGGCCGCTTAAAACTAACAAATTACTCTTCGGTTCAACCCCAGCGGCATTAAAAAACCTAGGTTTTTCACAATTATTACAATTACTAACCGACTTATCCCCAGTTGCACAAGATAAATACAATAATTTAGCTTCAAAACTACAAAAACAGATTTTAAATCAAAACTACCAAGGTTACGCTACGAAATAAAAGACCTCAATGTCTTAATCTTCGGCGACAACCCCCGAACCAACCTCCAAATCTGCATCCTGCTAACCCTATAAATCGCCGCTAGATCCTTCATCGACAATCCATCCCGTAAATAAGCCGTTCTAATCGCTCGAAGTTGCTGTTCTGTCAATTTTTTGTTCAAATGTTACGTTTCGTCCTACTTAAATCGTAACATTTAAACTGTACGAACACAAATTTTTCTAAAAAGGACTTCCTCCCATGCCTTCTGTAACTGGATATACAATCAAGCTCGGTAACTCCTCGGGCGCCTGGACTACTACTGTCTCCCGTAACTCCACTACCACGCCCGTTGACGCCACTTCCGGCGCGCCGAACCGCCTTACCCTGCCCGATCCACTAGACCCTGGTGTTAGCGGCCCTCTAGCCGTAGCTACTATCACCGCCGCCACCAACGCTACGCCGATTGTACTAACAAACACACTCGATAACGGTACTTTCGCGGACGGCGATATGGTCAAAGTTGTGGGGGCACTCGGTAACACCAACGCAAATGGTACGTTTTTAATCACTTCAACCACAGGATCCGGCACCGGTATGACCTTAGTCGGCTCTGCTGGTAACGCTGCTTGGACTTCAGGTGGCAAAGTCTATAAACTAAACGTCTGTCCTTCACTCGCTGTAGCATTGCAAAAAGTAGTCGCCGCAGCCGTATCGGATTACATGCAGAATGGTAACTAGTAACTAAACAAACAATAAAATGAACCGTAATTTTACGTTAATTCGAGCCCGGACCTACGTCCTAACCGCAACCGTTACCAATGGTGCTTCTGCGGTTAATCTAACGGGCTCGACGTTAACGTTAAAAGCCCGGTGGTCTGTTGACGGGGACGAAGTATTCTCCTGCTCGTCTCCGTCTGACGGAATTATTATTACCAACGCGGTAAATGGACAATTTACTGTTACTATCTCGACATCAAAAACCACTTCACTACCCGTACAAGATGGATTTCTTTCATTACCTTACGAGTTGATTTTAACAACCGCAGCGAATGAAATATACACCATTTTGTATGGTAAGTTAATAGTAAAACCGAATATTGTCTAAGGAACAAACAAATGGCTTTTTCACCTACCTTTTCACCAAAACTAACTGGTTCAACAACTTCTGACCTGGCTAATATCGCTGCCGGAACAATATTAGCCCATACCTTCACCGCGCCCGGTGCTAAAACCGATAATTCAATGGTTTTTATCACTATGCCGTCATTAGAAACTAACCTTGGCATCGTCGGTGCTCGTGTTTCGGCGGCTAATACAATCGAAGTGCGAATTTTTAATCCAACCGCTGGGGCGATCAACCCGGCATCACAGGAAATTCGTTGGATGATTTTCTAATCCATTACCATGATCGATGTAACAACGGGGAATGTTTCAGTCTCAGTACCAGTTGGTAATACAATTGAAACAATCCCCGGTATTAGCCTAGAAAACTTAACTTTCACAGAATTAGTAACCGACAACAATCTACCGACGCAAATCTCGTCGAATGACTAAAAAAACCTTAAACCGTTTATTGAAAAAATGGATTAAAATCCTTCGTTTGGGCAAACCCAAATGGGAAGAAATTACTATCGACTTCGGGGCCGAAAACCAAGATGACGATATGCCAATTGGCTATTGCATATGGTCTTTTGAAGAACGTAATGCTCATGTATACATCGCTTCGCCCGAATTCTATGAAACAGCTTATGCTAAGCCCTTAGACATCGAACAAGCGGAAAAAATTCTAATACACGAATTATTACATTTAACCTTACAAACCGGTTCTACCAAAAACCACCAAATGTTCGAACAAGGTTTAAACGTACTATCCGACGTATTATGGGAAGCGCACGGTGACGATTAAACAAGAACAAAGACTAAATGTATTACGGCAATTACGCTGGCGGGCACGAACGGATATATTATTTCTCTGCAACGAAGTCCTGAACTATCGCCACGTAGAAGCTAAAATGCATGGGCCGCTTATTGATTTATTACAAAAATTCCCTATTCCTACTAAAAAACAGGAAATTGAACATGACAAATTAGAAGACGGGAAGTTTGTTTACACACCAATTAAACGAATGTCTGATTTACCAGGAAAACGCCGGTCGTTAATTCTCTGGCCCCGGTCAACGTTAAAAACAACGCTAAACGTCCAAGCTCATGTAATTCAGTGGCTATTAAACTACCCTGATGCGGCTATCGCAGTGTTCCAATCAAATACTGAAAAAGCCGAAATGCTAGTTCAAGAAATCAAACGGCATTTTCAATTCAATGAAAAATTCCGCGAACTATTCCCCGAATACTGCCCGGCGTCGAACAAAGCCGGTGAATTCGGTAAAGCCGCGCAGTTCACCGTATTAGCCCGTAAAGAAGGCCGTCGCGAACCTTCGGTAATGGCATTAACAATTGAAAAAGGAACCGCTGGAGTTCACTTCGATGTAATGAAATTCACCGATATTGTCGAACCGGAGAATGTTAAAACCGACGAGAGAATTAAATCAGTTAAAAAAGCTTTCTACCTTGCAGAGCCGTTATTAGTAACTCCAAACCACTGGATTGATGTTGAAGGTACTCGATATCATCAACTAGATCTATACGGTGAATTAATTGACGCATGGTTAAAACAAAAGAAAAACAACCAAGAGCCGATTTATAAAGTCGCTATTTCTTCTTGCTGGAAGCGTAAGTATCCAAGCGAACCGTTTTACACACCTGATTCACTTACATTGCCATTTGACAAAGGTCCTGACGGCTTACCTATTTCCATTTGGCCTTTTGACGTAGAAAATCAGCCACGTTTATCCTACACCGCGTTAATGGACTTAAAATCCCGAGATCCTTATACATTTTCAACTCAGTATCTCAACTCCCCTGAAGGTGGAATCGACGGGCGGGAGATTTTCGAAGGTAATCCTCAGAATATAAAAACTAGTAATTTTTATACTAATGTTCGTGTATCCTATCGCGTAATGTCAATCGACACAGCCGAAACGAACCAAGAATACAGTAACAATTCCGCTATTTCAATCGGCGCATGGGGCTCTGACGGGCGGTGTTATGTGGAGGATATTCAATTCGGTAAATGGTTACCGCATGAATTAATTCACCAAATAGTCGAATTGTGCCAAAAATACAAACCACAGACTATTTTTATTGAAAAAACTTCTTTCGTAACTGGGTTAATGATCGGTTTAACCGCCGCCATGCAGCGGGCTAATTTATACATACCGATTGAACAAGTACGCCGTTCGACTAAAATTGAAAAAATCGAACGTATTCAAAATTCCTTACAACCCTGGTATCGTTCGGGTCAATTACGTTTCGTACTAAAAGAACCCGGTGAATCCGATAACGCGCCAACACGCGGGGGAATTAACGAATATAATTGGGAACAGACATTAAAGGAATTCCGTAACTTTCCTAAAGGTTCCGATGATATTCTAGATTCGTTATCTGATTTATTCACCGGAAAAGAATACTTCGGTAAACTAACTGGCGAACATAACTGGCTACAAGGTAATCAATCCGAAATCACCCGCCGCCGCCAAGAAGAAGAACAAAAACTTCGTATCGAAGCTTTATATAAACACATCGGTATAACCGACGACAACGAAACTCCATACGTACCGTCTTATAACGACATGACCGGTGGGTTATAATAATACCATGCCCGATATTGTTAACATTCCAGAACTCGATCCGGTTGATTTTAACCTAGAAACACTACAAGCGGCGGAAGAATTATTACGTAAAGAACAAGCTTTAACGTTAGTAAACACTACCTTCAACGAATATCGCAACTACCGTCAGTCTAACATCGAACCGGACTGGAATCGTTTCGAGGCATTATATTTTGGCGTTCGTGAACAGAAATTCTGGCCTAATACACAAGTTCCCCGTTCATCAATTCCATGGCCGTTAGCATTCGAACACGTTGAAACAGCTTATGCGCAGATTTACGAATCACTATTCTCCCAGCCCGATTGGTTTTCCGTCGAAGCTGATGTAGCGGGCACAGTTGAAGACGCCCGGATGATTTCCGACAAGCTAAAATACTACCTCGATCATGATAAAGATCAATACGGTATTTCGGCTGTTACTGAAGTCGGGCAAGCGATTAAAAACTTATTACTTTACGGAAACGGTTGTCTAGCACTAGAATGGGACGCTACACGTAAACGGCCATTGTGGTCATTCGTAGACATCCGCGATATGTACTGGGACCCGCAAGCCCGGCATCCGATGATTGATTACTCCCGTGGTGTAATTCGCCGGTCGTTAATGACTGTCGAGCAAGTAAAAGCCTGGAAGGGTTTACCGGGCATGGATGTACCGTCGGATAACGAGATATTTACCTTAGCGACTTATCTAAACGGCTCTAATGATATCGCACGAGATAATCAAGATTCATTACGCGGTAAACAAACCGTATCCGGGCAGCAATACACACAGTATTCACCCGATAGATTAATTGAAGTTCTATCATATTGGTCTACGAATAAACACATCATTATTCTCGGCGGACGACATGTATTACTATCAACCGAAAATCCTTATAACTTCGTTCCATTCGTAATCGCGCCCTGCTACGTAATCCCTGGTAAACTAACCGGCTACGCCATTCCAGCGGTAATTGAAAAAAACCAACGTTACATCGAAGGTTTATTCAACGCGCGGTTAGATGAAATTTCATTATCATTAAACCCACCGAAAGTAACTAAATCCGGTATTCCATTTTCGCCAACGGGCCGCTCATGGCATCCGGGAATGAACTTACAAGTCAATAATCCTAAAGAAGACTTTATCGTCCAACCTCCAGTGGGTATTACCAACACCGCGTTAGACGAAATCGGAATGATTCAACAAATGTCCGAACGTCTTGACGGCGTTAATTCCCACGTAACCGGTGTGCCCCGTGGAGGTAACGCAAACCGCACCGCTACGGGAATGCAACAGCAATTACAAGGCGGGCAGTTAAAAATAATGGTTTTAGTACGTAATATCGAAGACTACATGCTAACCCCAGCGTTGTATAAAACAGTAAAAATGCTCGAATATTACGAATCCGGCGAAAACTCCGAAGTCTTTAGTAAACCGTGTAAATTCAAAGTCTTCGGCTCAAACCGCATGTTATCCCGTGAACAAATCATGGAAACAATGCCGTTTATTCTCCAATACACTTCAAACGGAACGTTTTTACAACAACTCTCAACCATGGGTAAAACGGTTAATTTCGAAGAAGTCTTCCGTATGTTATCCGACGGATCGCGCACGGGCCGTTCATATAACTTCATTCGTGAACTAACCCCACAAGAACAACAACAACTCTCTCAACCTCCGCCCGAAGCCGTAATGCAATCGCAACAACGCGATAAAGAACTACAAGCTAAAATGCAAATTGAACAAATGAAAGCTCAATCTTCCAACGACCCGAGAATGAAACAAATGGAACTCGAAGTCGAAGCACAAAAAGCTCAACTCGAAATGGCGGCTAAGCAACAAGAACTAGAAATTAAAAAACAACTCGCTCAAATGCAATTACAACAAAAACAAATGGAATTGCAACTAAAAGCAATGGAAGCGCAGTTCAAACTACAATCAACCGCTCAACAAGCACAATTAGACAACGAGGTTAAACAACAACAACATGCCCTCACACTGCAACAGCAAACCACCGACCACGCGATCCAGCAACAGCAATCCGCCGAACTCCACGAAGCCGAAAAAGAAAGAATAGCTTCTTCTAACGAACAAAATTTGGATTTTACGAAAAAATCAAATGACTTGAAATTAAGACAAATGCAAGCCCGGCCCGCTGGAGTAGGCGCAAAGGCTAAAACGCAAGTTAAGAAATAATGTCAATTACTGAATTAAATCAAAACGAAGAAAAGTTATTAACCGAACTCGTTCAGCATCCGGGCTGGGCGAGTTTGATTAAAATCTTACATAGCAATCAAATCGCTTTATTAGAAATGCTATACACAACCCCGGATAATAACCAACATATCCTCAACACTTGGCGGGCACTGGAATCGGTAATTCGCACATGCGAGCATGCTAAATCCTTCGCCGACGTGTTACACTTGGGAGTAGAAAATATCAATGAACGTTAATTCACTAACATTACAAACAAAACTCGCTCGAAGCGAATTTGATTTAAACAACAACCAAACTAATGAAGTTACTGGTTTAGATGACGTAGATTTAGCTAAAGAAATCGAGACGTTACTCGGCGATGCGTCCGGGCAGGTCAATACCGCTGGAGCACCACAACCGATTGAAGTTGATGTTGCCGGGCATAAGTTAAAATTTGACGACAATAAACAGTTATCACAACGTTTAACTGAAATCGTTACTAATTACAACGCCACACAACAAGAACTTCAATCATTACGGTCTAAACTAACACAAACCCCGCCCGCTGCTACCACACAACCTCCGCAGCAGGGTTTCAGTAACGATCAATTTTCTCAGTTACTACAATCAGGCGAAAAAGGCGTTGCCGAAGCGCTAAACTACGCAATGTCACATATGTTTTTCGACGGCAAAGTACCCGATGCGGCTAAAACCATTGCCGCGTTGTTACAACAATCCGCTGCAACCGCGCAGGATCTAACCGTATTACGCTTCAAAGACGCACATCCAGAATTACCACGTACCGCTGAAACTGGTACTATTCTCGAATCGATTCGTAATAAATACAACCTACCCTTCACTCCAGAAGGTCTAGAAGCATCTTACGCACTCGCTAAACACCACGGGGCACTTCAACCACAAGCTATAACCGAACCAACCCAACCCGCTGCGCCACAATACACAACGCAGCAAGCAATGAACAACGCATTTGCCTCACCGGTAATGTCTCGTCAATCCAGCGGGCAACCACAGATTAATCTAACCGACGCTCAACTCGACCGGGCGTGGGAAATGCCATTAGATCAGTTAGAAAAACTAGTTTACAAATACCGTAATAAGGTGACTAATTAATTAATGTCAACACGATATGTTAATATTAAATTGATCCGCTTACTTTGCGGACTATAATTAGAGGTAAATACCAACTATGGCTTATTCTCCTACTTCAATGACTACGGCAACGCCCGGTTTACAAGGGTTAGACCGTATTTTCTACGTCCGCAAAGCACTTGACCGGCTACAGAAGAAGTTCTTATTCCGTAAACCTTGTGATCCTGAAGATCTACCGATGCATTCGGGCCGTACCGCGCAGTGGTATCGTCATAACAACCTTACCGCTGATACTACTCCAGCGGTCGAAGGAGCTGTCGGCACTGGCGGTACGATTAACGCGCAGTTACTTACGGCTACCGTGTCGCAGTTTGTTAACTTCATTTCGATTTCTGACTTCCAGATTGAAACTTATTACGAAGGTCTCGTAGGTGCGGCTTCAGAGTTACTTGGCTACCGGGCTGGTTTAACCGTCGATACGTTATCGCGGTTAGTAATCGATAATGAATTTACGTCAGTTTCTCAAACCGCCGTGGCGACTTACTTAAAGGCTATTGATTTACGCCAAATCCGCCACTCGTTACAAGCTCAGGACGTACAGCCGTTTGAAGATGGTAAGTTTTTAGCAATTTCTCACCCATACTGTACTTATGACCTAGTAAACGACCCCAATGTTCTCGGCTACGGTGATATTACTAAATTCACCGACAAATCCGGTGGTTCATTAAACTCCGCGCCTGACCGTGGGTTATTCGTAGAAACCGCGCATTGTAACGTATGGGAATCCACTAACGTTAAGGTCTCGGGCTCGAATTACTACACCTATGTATTCGGCAAAGGCGCGGTTGGATCACTCGATCTAGCCGGTAAAGGCCCGTCGAAAGTAGTTGATCCCCGTAATGAACGGTTCAAGATTATCGTAACCAACGGTACTCCGGGCCCGTGGGACCCTGCTGGACAAATCGGCGCGACCGTGGCGTATAACTTCAAAACAACCACGTTCGTAAAAGAAGGCCCGGCCCCAATCGGCGGAACCTACCGTTACAAAATCCTCTCCGCGCCGACTACGTTAGTTTAGTTTAGTTTTGTTCGTAAATGAATAAGCCCGTAATTAGAGCGTTTAAACGCTTTGAAAACGGGCTTTTTCACTAAGGTAAGTAATAATGGTAACATCAAATAACACCGAATGTAAACGCCGTGTAATGTCGGCTATTTCTGTTGTTCCCAACAGCGGAACGGATTTAACTACTAAAGACTCGATTTTATACAACATTCACGTATGTAACGTTACTGGCTTAGCCGCGACTTTTACACTAGCCGATAAGCAATCGACGCCGCGTTATGTACTTAATGCCTATTCCATTCCCGCGAATAGTTATGTAAGCATTCAGTTTAATGAAGGTTTGTTAATGTCCGGCGGCGTTACTTGGTCAGCGGGCACAGCGAATGCATTACAAGGTTATCTAGAAATCCGTCGTAAGGAATAGTTATTAGTGCCTACTAACATAGGAAAACCGACGAATACGTTAACCTGGTCCGATGGAAGTAATTTCAGCGGTTATATTCGTATTCAAATATCCTTACCGTCGGGTTATGACCAAGCGTTTATTATTTCTAACTTAATCGAACAAATGATTCCGTTAGACATGATAATGCCGGTTACTAACGGAGTTATTGATAACAGTTGCGGTGTTTGGTATAACTCCGATATTTCACCATTCGGAACTACATACACCTGGTCAGCGTATGATTCGTCTTTTAAACAAATCGTCGGCCCGTCAGCGTCTTTTACCGTTTCTTCTTCGACGTTTTCTTTACCGTCGTTAACTATCTCCACAATAACCCCTGCCCCGACAATGCCTTTAAATACTTACCAATATTATCAATTCACGGGCGGTGATTCCTATACGCCTGATATTGCGAATGGAATTTACCATGAAGTTTATTTAAATCGCGCGACGACTACAATTAACGCTCCAGTATATACTTCGGGCACATTAGTATCCGGGCAGCGTTTGATTTTTATCTTCTTCCGCGATAATGCCGCTTCGTCAACTACTAGAACGGTTTCAATGGATTCCAATTACCTATGGCCCAATGGTTCTTTGGATGCATCGGGCATGTTAATCGTCCCTGATGCGACTAATGTACAAAACGTAGCGGAGTTTGTTAGACAACCTACTGGAAAATGGTTAAATACCTCATGGCAAACAGGAATTCCACGATAATGTATAAGATCTTAGCAACGGCGTTTATGTTATTCTTTGCCGGATATATAAACGCACAAAATACAAATAAACTCGATGTATATCCGGGCTCGGATGGTAAGCAGGGCAGAATTCAATTCAAAGGCACAGGAACTACCGCGCCGACTACTCCCACTGGTTCGGATGTTAATATTTTCCAACGTGGCGGTAAACTATTATGCAAAGACGCTAGTGGAAACGACTGCTGGGCAGTTACTAACGCAGCGGGCACCGATGTAGCGTTATCGAATCTTACTGAAACATTAGTTTCTGTAAAATCCTACGGGGCTGTTGGTAATGGTGTAGCGGATGATACTACAGCGATTACAAACGCCATCGCGGCATCACCGTCGGTTTACTTCCCGTGCGGGACGTATAAAACAACTGCTAAGATTTCATTATCAACTAACAAAGCCTTAGTCGGATGTGCTCCGGCTAATCACTGGCGCGGTGGATCGGGTAGTAAGATTGCTTATTACGGAACGGATAAAGCTATTGAAATCAAACCTCCTAATGCAACGGGTTACGATACGATTTCAATTATTGACATTGAGTTAGATGGTATAAACGCTACCGGTTCAGCCGACGGGTTAGTAATTGACGGCTCAAATACTTCTGCTTATGTAGAAGGTGTTTATACTCGTGGGTTAACTATTAAAGACTTCCCACGGTATCAAATGTACGGTACGGGATTGATTTTCATGTTATCGTATCACTCTTCGTCATTCCATAACATCAACCGTTCGGCTTCCGGTGATACTACTGTTTATTTTGGTGCAAACCAATATCGATCTCAAGTATATTTTTACGATTGTTTAATCGGTCAATATCGCGTAGGTAAATGGGCTTTTATCGAAGAACTCGGTACTGGTACTAATTTCTACGGCGGCACGGTTTTCATGGCTGGACTATCGTCTACTAACGGTTCACATGGTATTAGAGCAAACGGCGGTCTAACCGTAACTGGCACATCAATCGAAGGCTTGCCCGCTGCAACGGCGTCACAAATAGGTATTCGTTATACCGGAACAAACGGCGGTACGATTTCAGCTACGGTTATTTCTAATTCAATTGGTATTGAAATCGGAGATCCGTCTAGTAAATCCATGGCAGCGGAAGGATTAACTATCATCGGTAATGTCGGTAATAACGTAACTGATGTATACATCGTTGACGGTGGTTCACGTAAAGCTACTCAAATACTACAAATAGGCCGGGCGGATGCTTCGCCTACTGTAGTAAACGACCGGGCTACTGTCGATGGCGTTTATACCGATGTCTTGTATCTAAACATGAACTCCGGTTTAGACATCGGAGCGATGCCGTTAACTACAACGGGCGACATTACAGGTGGTGATTTAGCGGTAGAAACCGTAACTTCCGTTGGTAATATTAATTCCAACGGAGTTATCGCGGGTACGCATTTTGAAGCATCTACCGGAATCATACGCGGTCCGACATCAGTGCCGATTCTAATCAACAATCACGCACAGACACAAAATAAAGTCAATCTAGCTTTACGTGCGTATTCTGCACAAACCAATCCTTTTCTATCACTCCAAGATTCCGGTGGGGTTGAAAAGGGCCGCTGGAATGTCGATGGCTCGTTACAAATAACCGGTTTAGCTTACGCCTCGCTACCTTCTCCATCAAACGGAATGTTCGTCTACTGCACCGACTGCCAACAAGCAAACCCATGTGTCGCTGGCGGCAGCGGCGCGTTTGCCCGTAGAGAAGCGGGTGTATGGAATTGTGCTGGTTCTGGCGGCGGCGGTGGTGGTTCGTATACATTTAACTCTGGCACGGGTACAACAGCTTCGACTGTAAGTTCCACCGTTACTTACAGCGTCGATACGGCTGTAGTTCCAACTTTCTTACAAGGCACCGCATCAATTGACTTCGGTTCCATCGCCGCTAATGCATGCTCAACCTCAACAATAACCGTCACCGGAGCAGTAACAGGCGACGGCGTACAACCTTCCTGGCCGTCTACGTTAGAAGCCGGGCTACTCGGCATGATGCACGTAACAGCCTCGAATACAGTAACAGTAACGTTGTGTAAAATCACAGCGGGCTCAGTCGATCCGGCTTCCAATACCTTCGGGGCAACTGTAGTAAAGCATTTTTAGTTAATTAAAAACAATGCGTAAATTATTACTAATATTTTGTTTAATCTCAACCGCTAAATCTGCGGATAGTAATGCTATTACTGTTAAAAACACCTCAGGTTCGGCGCAAAATAATCGTGTTTATACAATCTCGCGGCCTTTCGTACAGGACGAGATTTGTGACTACGCACAGCCTTATATCGACGGGCTAGCGGCTACAGTATGGCAGAATGATAACGTAAATCGCTGGCCCGTTTCATCTACCTGCCCAGCGGGTTCACTTAAATCCGCCGAAATCTCCTGGCAAGCGAACTACGCCGCAACGACTTCGTATACAGTAGATTTTCGTAATAACACTAATCCCTGTTCGTCGGGCAATCAAACTGCTTGCAATGCAGCGGGCTTGGACGAAGCAGGCATGCTAGCCTTTGCTGGCGGTATCTGGACGACTAGTGTTACGTTTACACCTAATCCCTCGGGCAGTGGTTCTGTTCATACCTTCGACGCCCGAGCGGTATTAGACGCGGCTTATTTTCAATACCATCGTCGCGGCCCAGCGGTTACAGAAGTTATCGTAGCGGATAATTCATCCACAAGAACATATGACTTCGGTTGGATGGATTGGCGGTCGAATAGAATTAACACACCGGGTTATGGTTCAATTCAATCTAATGATACTAGTATTACCGTACTAGACGGTACTAAATGGGCTTTGTTAACCCGCCCGTTTACAATTGCAATCGATAATGAACATATTAGTATTTGTTATGTTTCCGGCAATGTTATTTACGTCGGTACGACTAATGGAAGTAATTCTTCCTGTGCCACAACAGCGGGCCGTGGAGTAAATGGAACAACCGCCGCCGCGCATAGTTATGGAATTAATGGTAATTTTGCAAGATACCTTGAGACTATTTACATTACTTCCGACGTAGATCCGTATGCGACGACGATTAATGTAAACGACGGAAGTTCGATTAATACTCCTACGGTTATTCAACTAGGTTATGAACAAATTCGTATCTGTAATCGTGTCGGGAATATCCTAACCGTCGGCGTCGATGCATGGGGCTGTGCGGCTAATGCAAGCGGGCGATATTACAACGGAACGTCTACCTATGGTATTGATTCGAATTATTGGAATGCTTACACGCCGGTTTATAATTTAACAACAATAACCGACCGTTGGTACGACGCTCCGACTTCAATACATAAATCAATTCAACCAGAAGCAGTATTACGTTTTCCTAAAGATTCTTCTGTTGTAGGAGTTTATTACGTCGTACATAATGAATACCTAACCTCAATGCAAGATCAGGAATATGATATTAACATTAGTGTAAACGGAAGTAGTGTTTATTCTCTAACCAACATCCGTCATATTCCTCGAACGTCACATCGTTATCCGGTTTATAATCAAAACGATTCATTCTATTGGTCGGGCACGGCACCAAGTTATTTACGTGTAAATCATAATAAAACTTACCTAGCACTAACCGGCGCGGTTAATTACGATACTTCAGTAACAACAAATTCTACCTTTACTGATTCGATTTTAGTAAACAACGCTAGTACTTCCGGTGCTGGCCCGGAGCCTGCTTGGAACGGTGGCAACAACGATCACTGCATACCGGATACAAAAAGTACCTTCGCGGGTACGTATTATTATGTAAAAGGTTCTTTATTACGACAAATGAATACCCCCGGTGGAAGACCTGATATTGGACCAATGTCGTATTGGGATTTGGGTAATTTGTACTCAATGTCGTTAGATAACAGTACACAAGATTCACTAGAAGAAGTTTCGCGTTCGATGGTTTCTTGTATATCGCAAATACCTATTTTTCACCGAGAAACCGACACTGGTTTATTTTGCAATAACGGCGATACACCATCGGATTCAACTAAATCCTGTACTGGTAGTAATTTAACCGCCACGGCGTTTAACCGCTTTGTGTCAATTGACCTACATCCACAAGCTACGCCGATTAATCCTTCTGCGGTAACTAACATTGCTGATCGATGGTTTTATGCCGGGCCGGTTACGTCAAATCGCTTTCCTATTAACACCGGCGCGGTATCACATATGACTTCGACTTTCTTACCGGCGTTACTAACCGGGGATTATTTCGCCGAAGAAGTAACTATTCGACTCGGCGGCAATACCTTCGCGATGTCGGAATTTCCTACATATAACTCCGCCGAAGTAACAGCGGATCGAGTAAAAACTCGTCACGAAGATTGGGGCTGGATGTCTTACCGCGACGGTATTCGTCAAGTCGCATGGTCATTACGTAACTGGGCAAATGCTTGGTATATTGCTAAAGATTCTACGCCAGAAAAAGAATATATTGCAAGAAAAATAAATGCTAATATCGGAAAATGGGAAGGACAGTATAATCTAACCACAGGTTCGTTTTACACCGCCTGCCCGTCGCCATTAGGAACTCAATACGACAACTCCTGGTGGTGTCTAGGCCGTACCTTCGCGGGCATGGAAGCGACGTTAACTACAACCTTTCCAGCCGAGCCCGGACAGGGTTATGGCGCGGCGGCAATGAGCGATCAATTAGTCTGGAACGTTGAAGCCCCATGGATGCGGAATTATTGGCTAGTTGCATTATCCGACGCTGACCGTAAAGGATTTACTACAATCCGGCCCGTTCGTAAGCACTTAGCCTCGGGCATGTTAACACAAGCTACTCAAGTACCAAACTGGTCTTTTTGGTTCGATTCATACTACAACCTACCCCAAGTTCCGTGCCGCCCCGAAGGTACGCCTGTTGCCCCGGCTACATGCGCGGCGCAGGATATGACCGTTGGGGCTGGACAATGGCAGTTTAACTCATGGGCCAATCGTAAAGCGGGTTTTTTAACAGGCGGTTCGCCTACGGGTGTTCCTGCATCTAGCGTCGAGACTGATTTAATGTCCGGCTACTGGCATATCGCTGGGGCCGCGATTAAAGCTAATCGTGATGCGAATTATGGTACTACGTATTTCGGCGAGCGGGCTAGGAGTATTATTGTCAGTAATCTCCGGTATCAAACTTACGCCGATAATCCTATGTGGGCAGTAATGCCGTATAATGCTTTTACCGTAACACCATTTCTAGGTGATACAACAGTATTATTAACAGCTTCCTTACCTTACGGCGGAAGTTGCAAAATAACCTACAGCACTAGTCCGATTTCAACGTCCGACGATACGAGTGATACTGCTTGCACAACGTCTGGTTCGATGTTAAAACATGCTATTACCGGATTAACCGCTTCAACTTCATACTACTACCGAATAACCGTAAATTCACAAGTACGGCAATATGGTAAATTTACTACAATCGCTTCGGCTGGAGGGGCTACTACCGTCTCGATGAAACTAACAGCCCCGGCTACCGTACCTAGTGTCAATGACGTAGTAGTCGAATACGGCGCGACTAGTTCTTTAGGCTCCTCCACTACCGTTTCTTGCACCACAACATGCACCGCCTCAATACCCGCAAATGTAGGTAGAGTTTTATTCTACAAACTATCCTGGCGTAATATAACACCTACAGTTTTACTAACATCCGCTGTTAATTCACAAATGGTTTATTAATTATCACTAAATTCCCGTTAATTATTGCTAAAATAAAATCTACGGAGTGAAGTGTAATATGAACATACATGAGTTACAGGAAAAAGTTGATAAATTAGAAACGGAAATAGTACAACTACGTGAAATCGTACAGCATTACGAATCGATGACAAAAGGCGCGAAACTAGTTATTGGTATAATAACAGGTAGTATTGCGTTCATACTTTCGATTAAAGCTATTTTCGCAAAATTAATAATTCCTTAAAATGTTAGTTAAAGACACAGACACAATTGAACAACATTTAGCAGCGGCTAGATTTCAACAAGAAAATGAAAGCCTAGCGAGGTATTTAGAAGACCAACTAAAACCTCCGGGCGGCTACGGCGACGACCAAGGATTACGTAGGTGTAATCCAGAAGCTCAACGCGGGCAGGCGATGTCAACGGAAGAATTCGAGCGTAAGTTATCGTCAATCGCACCGCATTTAGTATTCAAAAGCTACGGCGATCCGACTAAAAAAGCCGTTTACTGGAATGTTGGAACACCGCAACAACACGGTATTGCTTTTGAGAATTCATTATCAATGCCCGAATTCAGTATCTTCGAACTCGTAACAAGAGAATTACAAAACCCCATCGTCGCTTCAGAAAACTTCCGTTTAGACGCCCGTGATTTACCTAAATACGAAATCGTTCCCGAAGAACGTGATGCAGAAGGTAATATCACACGCGAAGCGGATATTAACTGGTACGATTCGCTGCCGGGCATGGATGACCAAGAAGACGCTTGGCGAGAAAAAGTCCGAGGTTGGAGACAATTACTCGTCATGCTCGTGCTCGAAGGTCAAATCACAATCGCCGATATGGAGCGCGTCTTTGGCTCGGCGAACCGTCGTGGGTATGCTCTTTACCTCGGTAAACACGATTCCAAACAAGCTCATTAATAAACAAATGCATTTATTCGAATTCCTTGAAACCTTCGCGAATGCTATCGCAGAACAAGAAGGATTTAATGTCTCACAAGCTAATGCTGATCGGTTAAATATTCCATGGCCGACAGTACCACAGAAAAACCACAATCCAGGGAATTTACATTCCTGGGAAAAGCGTTATAATAAAAATGGCTTTGCGTCGTTCAACACCGTAAAAGAAGGTTGGATGGCGTTATATGCACAGATATTATTAAATGTCTTACGTGGAGTCAATACGTATGAATTCTTCGCGGGCAAGCACGGGGTGTACCAAGGTTATGCTCCAGCTAGTAAAGGTAATCATCCAAAAAGCTACGCTGAATTCGTTGCGTCGAGATTAAATATCGATCCTAATACAGAGTTACTGAAAGTTATTAAAATCAATGCCTAGTCCAAACGAAAAACCACTTACCCCGCCGATTGCCCAAACCGCAGCGGCTTTATTATCTACTCCTGGAGCGTTATCGAACGAACTCGCGGCGGAGTTATTAAAAGCCATTCGAATGCAGAATGCCGAGGCTGAAAAGAAACAGCAGGAATTCGAAACGAGAATGGAATATGAAAAAAATCATAAGAAACAATTAGCGAAGCAATTAAACGAAGAAAAAGCTAAGAATACTAAAAACCAAGAATCTTGTTTACACACGTATAAAGGCCAAACTTTACTAGCCGGTTTAGGTACTTGGGATTCGGGCGAACCACCCTACTTCGTCTGTCAATCTTGCATGAAAGAATGGCACAAAGAATGGCCTCCGGGGCATTTGCGGCCCGATTCACTTAGTGTCGGACGCCCGCAGGTTAATTAGTATAATTAAGTAATAATGGCAACCAAGAAACCAATCGACGCACTTAACTACGCCAAACGCATGGTTAAAAACATGCCCGTTCAAGATATGTGGGTAGAGATGACTAACGATATTCTATCTCGTATTTGGATGGAATCCCCGTGGTCGTGGACGTTAGGTTCATTTCCGATTATTAACTTGGTTGCCACGAATCAGGATTATACTGTAAGTATCCCGTCGGATTTTTTGTACTTACGTGAATCGACTATTGTTTCATTAACCGTTGCTAGACCATTACAGGTTGTAGCGACAATACCGAATAACGTTAGCAAACCCGGACAACCGACGTGTGTTTGTGTTATTGGTAATTCTGGAGAAACGGGCACGGTTAGAGTATCACCAATTCCGGTTAATTCCAACGAAGCGTTGTCGTCGTTATATAAAAAAACATTAACGTTATATACAAAAGAAACGCTTTATACAGACGCTTTACCAATTCCTGATGAATGGTATCATGTATTTCAAGCCGGTATTTTATGGTTAGCTTATAAATACGCCGATGACGGTCGGGCTGGCGAAGCGTCTGCTAGAAACGACGGCGGGTTTAGTTTCAACGGACAACGCGGGCAGTTTGAAGCGGATTTAATTAAAATGCGTAATCGCGAACCAATGGCTTTAGACGATGCATTACGATTAATGCCCGATGCAAAGGAAGATAAATAAATGTCCGCGACGTTAAAATACACCGATATTCTCAACATGCTCCAGCGACAAATTCCACGTATTGTGGAAGATATTCACGCGGAGAATATTATTAATGCCGGCTTAAACATGATCTGGATGGCTTACGACTGGCGGGAGTCGTTATCGGAATTTACGCCGTTTTACTTAATTCCCGGACGGCAAGATTATCCAGAAGATGTTATCGATATTCCTTCCGATATGCATGGGATTAAACAAGCGTTTTTCGTTCGTTTAAATGGCGATACTACGCAGAAAACACCGTTGAAAGTAATTAAACAATTAAACAAAACCTCAATGCAGTTACCACCGAATTCAATTACTTTCATGACTACTCTAGCGGATAATAAATCCGGTTATCGTATTCATCCACGGGCACCGGTCGGTTACGGTTCGCCGTATTTCTTCATCGAAGGTACATATAAAAAACGAACTCCTACGGTAACCGCGAGTACATTAAACACCACAATCGCATTCGACGATATGTACCAAGGTGTTATTTTTGATTCTTGTTTATATCAAGCAAAACGCCTAGCCGGTTCGCAGGAAGCTAATAATTTCTATCAAAACGCAGTATTATCCATTACACAAATGGCTAATGCCGAAGGACTAGCCGATGGGGAGCAGAACTTCGCGCCATCCGAACCAATTGTTTCTGTACCGTACACTGGCGTTCCATTCCCGAATTACTTCGGTTATTAACTAACCTAATGTTATAATGGATTTGACATGAATCCATTTAATTTAATGCCAACCGGACAACCGGATAAATACCCGTGGTTGTTTACTTCCGTTGCAAACGCGCCGAAAATCCCTACGTTCAAGCGGCCCGGTGCATTTAATTTAATCGCTAAAAACGCCTTTGAAGTCGTTGGATTTCTTAACTTATTAGGTTTTAGTTTTACTATCCCTAAATATGTCGATCATTCTACACTAGAAGGTCAATTTAAACAAGCTGATGTTAACGATCCCGAACCACGAGAATATCTCGCCGGGCACGCGAATTTCATCGGTGAGATAAACCTCGCTCAAGTCGTAGATAACCTCGGCGGCGAACGTTCTTCTCCATTTAAAGGTTTGTTACAAACCATGGATGAGGTTAAGTTAAGTTACAAAGATCTCAAAGTAATTCCAACCGATAAAGATATTGTCGATGCGTTAAAGAAAATCTTCGAAGGTTAACTAAAATGGGCATTATAAACAACCAACCACGTAATCCATTCCTATTCGACGACAATACACCGGGATTCTTTGCGCCACAAACTCCACAATCTGATACTTTAGCTGGCGGGCTAACAGTAGACAACCTATTAAACCTCCTTCTAACCGGCAACCCATCACAACCCCCAACCACAGGATCAATCACCGCACCTTCCACTTCAGTAACCCCACCTACGCCTTCGGCTCCGGGCAACGCGCCAGGCCCTCAGGTACAGGGGAATAGTCGTTTTACATTTAATAATCCATTTTATTCTTCCGTAACCTCGCCGTTACTAAATCAAGCCGGAAATCAAATCGGTACTACGCCGTTGAACAACCGGCAATTCGCCCGGCCCGAAATGGCTAATGCGTTATTACGTTATTTTGCGGATACTTACGGACTAAATAACGGTAATATTGTTACCGAACAATACGCGGGCGGGCTAGGGCCATCGGAAAACGAACTAGGAATTCGTTTCGGCAATTCTAACGTACTAAACGCGGGCTTAGAATACGATAGATTACAAAATCGTAATGGATATTCGCAACCGTATCTAGACGCGCAGTTCAAAGATAATCTCACACCCGGCTCATCGGGCTGGAATAACTACGTAACAACCGGCTCGATGCCCGGTGCAATGAACTCCGCCGATGCTGAACGGATATTTGCTGGTAATCCCGACACTGATCCGAATATGAATATGTTCGGTTTACAATCTAAACTAAATCAAGTTCAATATAATCCAGTCGGCGGAGTAACGCCATCGGGCTGGGAAGGGCAAAATCGCGGTACTCAAAATTACAATAACAACTGGAATCAAACTTCAATGACTTCGCCGGGGGGATTCTTTGCTAATTCCTCGAATGGTTTTAGATCATTACCTGGTAACAGTGGTTTTTCCAATTATGCTTCTGCTATGAACAACCGGGCACCATTATACAACGGCTCTTATAACATCCGTGGTACTACTGGAACTTACGGAAGAGGTTACTAAGTGTGGCAGTTAATACACAACAAGATTCTGTCTTTTATGACAAGTTATACTTTCCATATAACCGTATACTGTCACCTCATGACGATACCTCCCGTATTGTCGAAGGTCTTAACACTTACATAACAACCGGTGGTAAATTATCCCGGCGCCCGGCTACGATAACAATCCCAGGCGGAGCGGAATTAGGTAGAATTGATCGTTTGTTTCTATACGAAACGCTAAACGGTAAGATTTATTTACTAGCTTCTATTTACGATTACATCGGTGAAAAATGGACGATGTTTTACAATCGCTTATCGGCTAGTACGAACTGGGTTCAAATCGGTATTATTCGTTCCTGTGATGCATCAACGGCACCACAAGAAGTAGTCTGTGCCCGTGGGTTAGCGTTTATACGCAATACTCCTGTATCTGCCGCATCTGATCCGTATGGCACGGCTGTATTCGACGGTTCCGGGACGCCGACGTTAAGCCCTTGGGGCATCGCACCGCCAAGTACACCAGCAGCAATACGCGGCGCAATTTCTCACTTGAGCGCGGATATAACCGCAGCGGTTACTACTATAGTACTAGATGCTAATTTCTCGCCCGCGCCTTCTACGCCGTTTACGGCTATTATTGAAAATGAAGAAATTTATGTAACCGCTAATGCCTCGGGCACGTTAACGGTATCTCGTGGTTATAACGGTACTACAGCTTCTTCGCACTTAGCAAAAACACCAGTAATTTACCGCAATTTTGGAGCATCCTCTCATAGAGTTGACGTTAATCGCGGCTGGGAATATTCTTACGCTTACGTATCTCGCACTGGGCAGATTAGTAATTTAGCCCCGCCGCAAACTAATCCTGATAAAATGCCTTCGAACACGGGGTCATTTATTGATTTAGTTCCAGCAATTGACGTACCGGGTTATGACGATCCGGTTATTTATCCTTATATAAATATCTATCGAACCACCGATGGTTTCGGGCAGTATTATTTTTTAGAACAAATTACAAACCCCGGTGACGGTGTTATGGTTTCATACCTAGATGATTCCCTCGGGTCAGGTGCTTCCGGTACGGTTTATAATGACCCAATACCTGATGAAATACTTTCCAAAAATAACATCGGCCCGACGTTAACATCCAACTCACCGCCCCCGGCTGTTGTTTCTCCTCAAATCACTGGTATCGATAATCCTTTACAAGGTACGCCATTGGCCTATTTCGCGGGCAGAATATGGTATGGGTTAAAGAATTATATCTTTTATTCAGGAAACGAAGAAATCATGGAAGGTGTTCCTGAAGAATGTTTTCCTTCTGGGTTATTTGGTAATTACTTCAAATTTCAGCATGAAATTATCAACATGCGCTCGACGGTTAATGCATTGTACATAACAACCGTTCACGATATTTATGTCATAACCGGTTCAGTCCGCGCTGAATTCGCTGTTCGACCATTGTATAAAAACATGGGTTCACCTAATGGGCAACCGTTATCCATGACTACCTTTGGTGATAAAGTCGCGATTTTAACAAACGATTACCGTGTGGCGATATTAGAAGGTGACCGGGAGCCTAAAATCATTTCCGATCCTTTATATACCGATATTGTCGATGCCATTACCGCAGAATCAGCGGAATGTGAAGTTACTTATTTCGGAGATTTGGATAAAGAATGGTTAATCATCGCGGTACATAATCAAAATGATGTTTCTTTATCAAGACAATTTATTTATGATATAAAATTAAGTAAAAAACTCGAACGGGATTTCTGGTTTACTCCATGGTCAATTCCGGCAGTTTGTATGTTCTCCGGACGCATTTATGAAGATTCTTCGCAACGTAGATTATGTTTCTTCGTATTTGATAATACAACTAACTACGGAATTCTAACCTATCTCGACACTACCGCCGAGACTGATACTGATACTATTTCATCCGGTAATCAAGCTATACAAACTGGTATTGATTTCTACGCGATTTTTAACCAACATCTCAATCCAGCAGGTAATCATGTTAATCTACTTCGAGTACCTAATTTAACTCCTATTGTAAATCAACTAACCCTAGAACGAATATTATATAACGGAGATTCGGACCCGGATGTATTTTATTATCTCGACGATATCTGGACTGATCCGTTATCAGTTGAGGTACTAAACGACCCCGCGCGGAGGAATTTACCCATAGGTTACAAAACTCACATCGCTACTTTTAACGAAGCGTGCTTTCGTTTTTCGTTCCAAATACGTATTAATTCTTCCGTTCGCCCGTTCGACTTACTAGGTTATACTATTACTTGGAACCCTGACGGCGGGGCTTAATTAACCAATGCCTAGTATTTCCCGTATTATAAATCCCGAAAATTCCTCAGCAGTAGAGCGTGTACTTAACGCAACTAATACCGCTGAAGGATCGGTATTACCAAATCGACAAATAGGACCGTCACGAGTACCATTAGTAACTGGCTTAAAAATCCTTTCGCAAGAGCCTTCATTTAACAATAATGTATTTACACTAACATGGCTCGAACCAACTGATCAAAACATCGCCGGGTACCAAATTTACTATAAAATCGACGGGCAAACACCGATTTCTTTATCCATGGTCCAGCATGCCCCCGCCATGGTGCCCGTGGTATATACAGAAACAACTTCCAACAAACGAGTAACGTTTTATATACAAACTGTATTAAAAAACGGCTTCGTTTCTGATCTTAATCTCTCCCCCACAGTAGCAGCGAGTTTTCAAGCAATGAATCTTAACTTCAACGCATCGACTACAGTACAAGAAAACGGCGTAACCGTCGCGACACGCCCGACTTTAAACTTTATTGACGGGACTAATACAACCGTTGCAGTAACCGACGATGCGGTTAATAATCGTATTGATGTTGAAATCAGTTCCTCTGGCGGCGGCGGTTCAGTTGCCGATGGAGATTATGGCGATATTACTGTTTCGGGCACGGGCACGGTATGGACTATTGATAATGATGTAGTTACTTACGCGAAAATGCAAAACGTCTCCGCCGCGTCGCGTATTCTTGGCCGGGGTTCTGCATCGGGCGCGGGTGATGTACAAGAACTCACTATCGGTTCTGGTTTATCATTATCAGGAACTACGTTAACCGGCACGGCTTTATCCGACGGCGATAAAGGTGATATTACCGTAACGGGCTCTGGTGCTACGTGGACAATCGATCCCGATGCGGTTACTACAGCAAAGATACTAGACGCTAATGTTACTTATGCAAAAATTCAAGATGTAACAGCGGCTTCGAAACTCCTCGGTCGCGGGGATTCCGGTTCAGGTGACGTACAGGAAATTACACTAGGCTCCGGGCTAGCAATGACGGGCACAACCTTATCATCAACCGGAGGTATTTCAGACGGTGATAAAGGTGACATAACAGTAAGTTCTTCCGGTACGGTATGGACTATTGATTCAACTGCTGTTACATATTCGAAAATACAAAACGTCACAGCGGCGTCTAAGTTATTAGGCCGTGGTGATAGTGGTGCTGGCTCGCCGCAAGAAATTACCTTAGGTTCTGG